TAATTTGTTTTGTGGCATTATTGCCAGCGCGCATTTTTGTTAATTTCTAGTTAATTAAAATTTAAGACCAAATCCTAAAGTAAGATTTGTAGTCTTAAGACCTGTATTGTATACAACTTTAGGGTCAACATAAATACCCTTGTGAATTGTAAATAATTTACCTGCACCGATTGCCATATTATCAGTACTTAAACCATCAGTCGCTACGTAAGCGAAATATCCTTTCCAGAAATATCTTGCATGAAAGTCTAACTCCATGTCAACTGTTGAGTCTGCTTGAGCAACTGAACAACCTATCATTAGATTTTCGGTTACACCATACCCTACAGTAGGGCTAACTGACCATTCAGTCCAAGCAACGTTTGCAACATCACCAGTACCTACGTACCAGTCACCTTTGTTTTGCGCTTGAGATGCGAAAGCAAATCCACATACTAAAGCGATTGTTAAAATTAAATTTTTCATATTAAATTCTCCTTCTTGTTTTGGTTAGCTGCGCGCTATTTAATTACGAGATATACTCTCATAAATTTTGTACTTCTCTTTGAAGTCACGTTTTATTACATTTACAACTCGAGATATATCCTGTGTCTTTTCATTTGTCATTTCTCGAATTAAAACGTATAAAGCCTTTTTATTATATTTTTCTATATTATCTCTACGTCTAAATAATTCCAATACTGCATAAGCTATTTTCTTATCTGCATCTTTATTAAATTTTTCATCTACGCTATTATCATATTTTTCAACAAATAAATCTGTAAAATCTTTTAGCGATTCTTTTCTTGCAGCTTGGTGTTCTTCATTTGTAACATCTCTTTGCCTGTCGACTGCTAGTAAATTGTCTTTTGATTTTAGTAATTTATATGCTTTGTTATTTGTTTGTATACAATAGTTTTTTGCTACAATGCTAAAATATGAAAACGCTCTACCTTTATCCTCTGTGTATTTTGGGAGTTTTTGTAATAAAAATCCTATTACCTCATACTGCTTATCCTCTGTTGTACCATTCATATAAGGAAACTTAAATCTGTTAATTATATTTTGTGATAATTTCCATATAGGATAATGTATGTGTTCAG